CATCCATGGGCAACTCGTACACCGGCATGAGATGCTCAATTGAGAAATCTTGGGCTACTTTCTGAATACGCACTTTGTTTTTGACATCGGCATTGGTCGCAGAGATTGACCTGTGCAGCGGATAGGGCATGCGAAAGGTTTTCATAAAGTGCTCCATCAGCATCATCAGCAACCGCAGCAGTTGCAGTTGCAATTGCAGTTACTCAGCACATTGACCGTGCGTAAGCGGATCTGCCCACCCTCGTCCATCAACTCATAGTCCTGGCGACTTGTGATGTTGCCCCCGCCATAGCAATTGATGGCGTAACTTACACCGCCGCAATTGGCCACTTGCTTGAAGAAGTGGTCGTGCAACCACCCATAGTTCGCAGTCCAAACTTGACCGCTGTTGTTTGCATACATGTCCCAGCCGCCACCGCTGTTAAGAAAGCCCATCAAATTGCTATTGACGTGCAGCGAGCGAGTCAGGTTGTCTGTGTCCTGCATCGTGATCGTCGGGGCCGTGCTCTGAATCGTGAGATTCCCAGTCATCGTGTCGCCTGTCTTAGCGACCCGGCTGGACAGATCAATGTTCACAGTGGAGTTGCCGCTGGCATCTGGCCCCGCACCATTGACCGCGCGCACAAAGGCTGTCGAGTCGTAGCCGTCTAACTTGTCAGCGTCCACCGCCTTGGCCGTGATGCCCAAATATGTCGTGTTGTGGTTGTGCGTGCTTGATGCAAAGGCAGTCGCTTGCTGGCCATCAAGCAGATCGGCATCCAGGCCAGTTCCGGCGCCATCAACCGTCAGCAGCTTGGCCAAGACATCGGCAGCCGTGTAGGTGGCGGCGTTGAGCTTGGCCGCGAGCTGGGTGTCTATGCCACTTGCCAGGTCCATGATCAGACGCCAACTGTCTGGGTTGGTGCTGATCAACTGGTACAGCTTTAATTGGTCGCTTCGGTAGCACAGCATCCCCACCTGTTGATTGGTGGTTGGGAACGTTGTGCCGCTGTTGCATGAAATTGCTGTCTTGTCGTTGTTCAGTATCTCGATGAGCGAATCCGAGAGCGTTCTGGACGACGGTATGTCGGTGAAGTTTTGCATCTAGTACCCCTGTGCAATCCAAGTGAAGGAGCCGCTCACGCGTGCGGCGGAAGTGTTTTCAAGAACGGCCGTAAAGCCGGTGGTCGTGATGGAACCTATGAGGCGTGGAATGGCCACTGCAGTGCCGCCCTTGTGTGTCACAGTGACTTCGGGCGGGACACGAAAGCTGCGAGTAAAACCAACCACAGCGCCAATAGCAGCATCAGTGATCTGGGCCGTGCCTCGGTCAAAGATGTCGGGGACATCCACAGTCACGCGCAAGGCGTCGATGAACCCGCGGTCTGAATTGCGTGATTTGAGGATTGCCCTAAACAGGGCGCGCCTGTAGGTGTAGTCACCCTGAATGAAGTCTCGAAAGTCGGTGTAGCCCGGTGGGTGTCCAGACTGAACGATGGCTGCAAAGTCATCCTCAGTGATCTCACCGCTTGCAACAATCATGTCGCTGATCACACCATTGGCATGCCTGCGGTACTGCTCGGCAAGCAGCAACGCCTCTCGTGCGGTCAGCCTCATGGCCTTGCGCAATGCATCAGACACACCAAATCCATCCGTGAGGTTGCGCCGGTATGCCACTGTTCTGCCCAGGGCCTCGCCAATGGCCACGGCTTCGGCAACCCGCTTGATCGATTGGCGGCCCACCTTGTCGGACGTGCCAAAGGATTCAATGAGTGGCTTTCTTACCTGCTTAGCGCCTGAATCGCTGATGCCGAGGCTTTCACTCACTCGCAAGACAAAGGCAATCAGGTCTGTGTAGGTTTCAGCAAACGCAATCGCCTCTGCAACCTGCTTTGTGATCACCCGATCCAAGTCGTCGTCTAGTCCAAAGCTTTCGGACCTGTTTTTGACGATTAGCTTTTGAAGGGATTCAGAGACGGGCAGCACGTCAGCCAGGCGCTTTATGCTGTTTTGCCGAAGTGATTCATACCATGCGACGCTTTCGCCGGTATTTTTTGTCAGTGCGCGCGTGAGGTAGTCAGCAGCCTGAAAAGACTCTGCCGCTTGTTTTTTATTACCTTTCGCGACGCCTTCTGCAAAGGCCATCGATTCAACCCAGCGCAAAACAAAAGCGATGAGGTCCGAGTAGGTTTCAGAGAACCCAACCGACTCAGACTCACGCAGGGTAAATATATTTTTTCGCCCCTCTGAAATTGGAAGGCTTTCACTAGAACGCTTTGTCCAGCTTCGCGATCCAGCTTGGACAAAGGCAAGCGTTGCGGCTACAGCAATGCCATAGACCGCTGGATAGGCTGCTGTCCAGCTTTTCCCAGCACTGGTACTCGACCATGTGAATCCAGCCGATGCCCAGGTGTAGCGAGTTCCCTGGGTTTCAGTGACCGTCACCGTATCGGGCATATCGATCAGCTCATCGTGAAGGTGAACACAGCAGTCAGGCTGTCGTCGGCACCCTTATTGACCACAGGGAATACCACTCGGTCAAACATGATGCCTGCGGATGCAGCGTTGAATACCCCCGCCTCTGTGATTGCACCCGTGCCATCACCGGCCAGAAAGTTAGCTGTGAAAGCAAATGTCTTGGTGCCCACTGTGTGCGCGTAGGTCGAAGCGTTTCGATCGAGTTCCGTCACCAGCGCCGACTGCGTTGCTGCGGCCGTTGTCGTCCCAGTGCCCAGCGCAATAAAGCCCATCACAGCGGGACGGCTTGCTGACTTGCCGATGGCATCGGCAATGAAGTCAAAGCCTGCGTTGACGATGATGTTGTCCTTGTGAACAGTTTCAACCTCGCCGTTGGCACGGTGCACGATGAGGGTCATCGCGCCGTACAGTTGCATGGATTCTTGAATCATGACAGTCCTCATTGAAAAAAAATGACGCCGCCTCTTGCGAGAGCAGCGCCACGGTTGGGATGGAATTTGGATAAATTGGGTCTAGTACAAACGCAAGCTTGTAAACGGGCCAATCGGTAACAGTGATGCGCTCGCGGACTCAACATCACCGCCCATTCGTGCGGCAAAGAGTCGGCGCTCGCTGGCGGTTTGACAAACGCCAAGACAAATTCGGTCAGCAATGGATGCAGGGAACGGAGCGTTCACGCGCCTGGCGAGATGGTCTTCCAAGAAAAAGTAGCCATTTGAAGCGTCATAGCCCACGAGCAGTTGCCCCGATGAACCTGTCGCCGTCCAAATCACACAAGTCGTAATCTCAGATGGCGCAAACCAGAATGAGGTGTGAAAGACTTCTGGGATGCTCACACTCCAAGCGACTCGGGTCGTGTCCTTGACCATCAGACCATCACCATACCGGCCAGCACCATAGGTCACGCTTGCTGCTTGGCTTAGCAACGGGTTACCAAGACCGTCGGTGGAACCATTAAGCCGCCAGCCGTACATTTCTCCAGCTTGCAGCGCATCTTCACGCGCAATTTGAAACCGCGCGTCCACGTTGGCAATGGCGCCGTCATAAGCCCATTGGCGTTTGGCAGCATCACTGGCCCAAGGAAAGTTCGCCTCCAGCCATGTTGTACGGTCATCAACCGATGCACCCAAACTGTTGAGCAGCGTATTCTGGGCACGGATGGGTGAGACCAAGTCCAACTCAAACAGATACTCAGCCGTCTGGGCACCGGTGCTCATGCGCAGCACATTGCGGCCATTGACAGAGACGACCGACGCGAAGTGCTTGGTGCCAGGAAACCCCAGAGCCTGCTCATCGCGGGCGAGGATCAGATTGGCGTTTTGGGGTTGGGCCACCACCGTCGAGACAAAGGTCGGGGTGTCGCTGTAAATCCCGGGAGACGCAATTGCTTTGATCCAAAACTTACGCTCACCATCAAAGCCTGAAGGAAGCGTGTAGCTGGTGGATTTCACCTCGGCAACGAAAAGCGAAGCGTCCCAAGCCGCCCCTTCGCGCAACTCGTAGCCCACCACCTCTGGCTCAGGGTTGGGTTGCCAGCGAAATTCCAAACGGTTGGCCGATTGCACAACATCGAACTGGCGAACCGTACTCGGAGCAAGCAAATTCAGCACAAAGGTTGTCACATGCGCGCTGTAATTCCCAGACGTATCAATCGCACGGATGTGATACGGGTACTGACCTGCTGCACTTTGGTCATGCAACATCTGCGTACCTGATGTCTTGGCCACCAATTGCGCGTTATCCCAACCTGGACCCACGCGCACCTCGTAGCCTGAGAGGTCAGCATCAGGCAGTTCATCCCAGGCCATCATCAAGTCTGAAACTCGGCGCTGAACCGTAAATCCCGTGACGTCCGATGGCGGCAGCGTCTTGCCCAGCACTGCCCCACTGAGCGTTGCGGGAACGCTCTCCTTACGGGTGATGCCAATGGCCCTCAGACTGAATTCGTACTGCCCCTCTTGGGCGTCACGAATTTCAGCGTAGTTGGCGCTGGTCAGTGGCAAGCTTACGAAGTTTCCACCTGCGACCCGGTAAGACAGCCGGTAGGCAATGGCAGTTTGAACCTCGGCCCAAGAGACTTGGACCAAGACTTGAGCCTGGTCTTTCACCCGGTACAGACTCTCTTGCATTGCCAACCCCGTAGGCGGTGGTGGCATGTCCGAGAGCACAGCAATCGAGCGTGGCTGAAGTGTGAGCCCTTCTTCAATCGAGGCATATTTTGTAGGGTTGTGCGCCAGAGCCGTTACTTCATGGACACCCGGATCGCGCTCAGCAACCGCGACCACCCTAAAAAGCTGTGGCTCAATGATTGAGGACGCAAGCACCCAGATGGCATCAACTTGTGGGGGCGAGCTAAAAGGTATTGTCACTGTCAGAGTGCGACCGGATACAGGCCCAACCAGACGCTCCTCAACAACGCCACTAGGCACAATAACCGAAAGACGCCATGGCAAATCTGCGGGCAACTCTTGGTCGATCGTGACAGTGCCGACCGTTGCACCGGCGATGCGACCGCCTAGTCGCATACCGCCTCGCACAGGATCGGCTACCTTGATGACATCGCCTGGGCGCACCACTGCACCTTCCAAACCCGTGCGAAAAGTGACAATTTCTGACTCTGATTGTTCGGAGAACAAAAGCCACTTGCCCAACCGGTGGGCCTGACCACGCGCAGTGCAACCGAGCGCTACCACATCGCTTTGCACAATCCCGTAGCGGGCGATACCGTTGGCATCTTCGACGTATTCAACCTTCTGACGGTAGAAATCCTCTGGATCATTCCAAGTCACGAGTGCCACGGTGTGACGAGCTTTGGCGGAGGACCCTTGGTAGGCAAACTCACCGTCCACCACGTTGCCGGGGGCGAACTGGTAAACCGCATCACTGGGTGCATCCTGCGTGACCGTGATCGCACCACCCGACCAGTACACCATGCCCCGAAAAATTGACGCCATGTCCTGCACGACCTTGTAAGCCTGCTCGCGCGTCTGAAGGTACAGGTTGCAGGTAAAGCGTGGCTCAAAACCGCCCAGTCCATTAGGTACCAATTGGTCGCAGTACTGCGCTACTCGGTATAGCGCCCATTTGTCGACCTGTGACTCAGGGATGTATCCACCCAAGCCGTACCGGGTGCTGGTGACTAAGTCATAGAAACACCAGGCAGGGTTATCGGTCCATGCGATTTTGAAGGTTCCGTTCCACACGCCGCTGTAGGCGCGTGTACCAGGGTCGTAGTTCACCGGCACACGGACACGCAGCAGTTTCATGTCGTAGCTGCGCCGAGGGATCGCCGAAAACTGCGAAGCATCTACCCTCAATGCAACCAAGGCGCTGTTGGGGTAACGCAGCTTGCTCTCAACAACTTCGGTGTAGGAGTCCAGATAGGTCTTGTTCTGGATGGCGCTGGAGGTGGAATCTGCTGTGATGCGTCGTACACGGATTTCCCAAGGTCCGCTACCAGCGAGTGGCACGTAGTAACTGCGCTGGTACTTGGTCGTGGTCTTGCCTGAGATCGTGTCGTTGATCACTTCGACAAACCCGCCACCACTGACCTGCCGGTCAACGGCGAATGTGACTGAGCTTGCGTTGAGGTCTCCATTGGTCGTGTCTTGGTTGGTCAGTTGACCAACACTCACCTTGATCCTGACGGCATCCACATCCGGATCAGTGATTGAGCGCACCACGGATTGGCTCGCCTTGATCTCCACACCAACGGGCACCTCGTTTTCGACAGAAGAGAATCCGGCTACGTAGCTTTGCTGCTGGGTGCCATCTCGGGTCTCAAGCGTCACGCCAGAAAAATTGGTTGTACCGTCGGCATTCTGTATGGGTGTGTCGTCCAAATAAACAGATTGCAGTCCATCGACCAGACCCTCAATCTCGCCCTCGGAAATGAGGTCGACAACCCGAGCATAGGCTTTGGAGCGCAAGCTGTCAGGCGCTTCTTGGGCCACGCGTGCGCTGGCACCTCCGCCCCCTTTACCCCCACCGCCTGCACCAATAATCAGATCAGTCATGCAGGAATCTCGTCGACATCAATACCAGCGCTGATCACGGCTGAACCCACAATCAATCGACCATATCCCACTGGCACGGGGTGGCCCTGAGCGGTCGTGTTGACTGCACCGTTGAAGCTGTAGCTGGGCTTGTTTTCTGGACGCTCAGACGGCTCAGAGGCTTTGGGCGTGGGTGCGATCATCTGCGCCACACCGCCAAGAATCATGGCTGTGCCCACCGAGTAGAGCGTGGCCTGAGACAGAAACGCACCCGATGCAGCCCAACCAAGTGGGTTCCACCATGCGACAGCCAACAGGGCTGCACCCAGCAGTATTTGACCTAAACCATCGCCACCAGCACCCGACACCACCGGCGCAATCGTGATGCGCTGGGAGCCAGTGGGCTCGTGTAAGCGCTGCAAGCTCAGGGAATCCCGGCCAGCAAGCACCCGGTAGCCAACCCCTCGTTCACCCGAGGCCACCAACTCGCGCTCAAAGGTTGGAAAGTTGGCCGACAGCGCTCGAATCGCCTCGGCAGCCGAGCAAATAGCAAGGCTGTGCCTGCGCCCAAAGCAACGACCGAGTTCACCAAGAAGAATGACTGTGACCATATCGAATGACGTGCGTTGTAACTTTTTGCCAGTAACCACCGTAGACATCTCGGCTCGAAAGCCGTCCCTGCAAGTGATGCAGGATCAGCCCATCCCCGAGATAGACGGCGGCGTGATTGGGAACGGGAGACGCCACCTGCATCAAGATGCAATCACCCGCTTGAATTTCTTCTGGCTTCACTTGCGCAAAGCCCACTTTTTCGAAGTTGTCGATGTACAAGTTCTCACCACGTTTCCACCAGTCATCAAAGCGTGTGAAGTTGGGCAGTTCCACCCCACGCTCCAACTGAAACCAGTCGCGCAGCAACGCGTAACAGTCAAGAACACCGTGAGACCACTCACGACCCACAAGCGGTGCAACATAGCCAGAAGGCTCAATTTTCCCCCATTGACCGCTTGGGAAACTGACGATGTGCCACGGTAAACCGCTGGCCTCACAAGCCACCCGATCGGCCTGACTCGGTGTTGGCGGTAAACCAGGATGGCTGTGCACCACGCCCACGATATGACCGTGCGCGTCGGCTTGTGCGAAGTCCTCGGGGTGGATAACGAATTGATCCGTGCCCACGCCGATGTTTCGGCATCGTCGGTACACCTCACGCCCCTTGCGGATTAGGAGCAAGCCGCACGATTCACGCGGGTATTCGTCACGAGCGTGCGCCATTGCCAGCCCTTTGTTCTCAGTCAGCATCAGCGGATCAATCCAGCAGCCGGGAAACCACCAAATGGCAGCTCTGCGTTTTGACCAAAACGCGCTTGGCATGAAGCTAGTCGCTTGCCACATGCATCCTGACTGCTTGACGCTACCGATTGGTCGTTGGCATTGAAATAGCTCGCGCCGGTGTAGCTGCACTCAGCTCCACGGTAACGCCAGGGACATACGTTCTGAACAATCTGCCTGCGCGGCAAAGTCACGCCTTCAAGATCAAAGGACGCGGCGAGCTCGAACTCCACAACGTCTCTTGTCTCACGCGACTTTCGGTCCACGTAGTAAATATCGTCGGCAAATTCCGCCAAAGGATCAGCAGTTGGGTTTGATCCACCGGGAAAGTTAACTGCGTCCAGGTATTTCGCAAGCGTGCGCTTGCGTGTGATCTTGGCACCGACCAAGTCCTGATAGGTGAGCACAAGCGCCGTGATCACACCGGTGACGTTCGCCACGCGCAAACGCGGCCTTGGCACCTGACCATTGCCGTTGAACTCGAACCCCTCGACCTCGATTGGAAAAGCCTCGTAGGCGTTTCCCTGCCAGACCACGCGTTGCTGCAGCGCATTGGTACCTGCATGAAAACGCACTGGCCCCTGTCCAAAGAGCGCGAGATCCAAAACGAACAGCTCGACCACGCTACTTGGCGCGAGCTTTTGGATTTCTGAAGTGATGGCAACACTGGTCATGAGAGATCAAATACCTGCTTAAACGTTACCCGTATGGACTCAACGTTGGGCTCGTCCACCGAGCGACTCCATTCATCACAGACGAACTTGGCAGGCAGTCCACCAGGTGGTGCCCAGTCAAAAGCTTGGACAGCGCCACGGGCTCGAAGAAAATTGTCAATCGCTGCGGCCTCAGTGGTGGTGCGCCCGCGAAACTCCAGAGACCACACCTGCGGCTGCGTATTGATCCCAAAAGTCAGGCGTTGCTCATAGCCGTCGCCAAAGGAGACTCGGCGCACGGTGGGACGCATTGACAAATTGGCACCAACGGAAGGGGTCCAGGTGAAGGTCCAGGTGAAGGTCCGGGTGAAGGTGACCATTTATATTCCCCTGCGTCCATCAAGAAGACCACCCGCACGTTTTTGCGCAAGGAGTTCTTGGCGCACTGCACTCGCAATCGCTCGTCCCAAATCGCGCCCACCTGGGTCATCGCCACGGCTAGATGCACCTGAGTCCGTCAAACTAACGGAGATGTTGAAGACATCCCCCCCGGCGCCACCGCTCCCCCACACACCACTCATGGTCACGGGAATTGATCGACCATCAGGCAGCGGTACATAGGCTTCTGGGCGAGAGCCCTCCCCAAAAAGGGCTAACTGGGGTGAGTTGGCGATACCGCCGCTGGCATAGCTGCGCAATGCGGTGGGGCCTGCGGAAGTCATGACACCGCCGCTCGCAAAACCAAAGACGCCAGCCATGGCGTTGGCCAGCGGCAGTGTGATTGCCCGCTGAATTTGAATCCTGATCAAGTCCGAAATGATGGCGTTGGCCAAGGTCCTGAAATCAAGCTTCCCGGTCATCACAAAATTCACCAATGCATCGGTCATGCCGTTAAATGCACGGGTGGTGGCGGACTCCATTTGCTTGCCGATTTGCTCAGCCTCTTGTGCAACGGAGCGAAGTCCTTTCGCAAAGCCCGCCTCGGGATCAGACATCTCCTTGACGCGCAGAGTCAAAAGCGATGCACCATCTGCGGCCTGACGCGCCGCCTCTTCAATCCTTGTAAAAACATCTGCAAGTTTTTCGTTCCCAGGAGCGGCATCAGCCAGTTCACGCGCTTGCCTTGCAAGGGTGGCAAGTTGAAGACCGCTTTCTTGACGTGCGGTTGCCAGCTGCTGCAATGACCTCAGTTCACTGGTCGCGCCCGTCTCACGCAGCGTTTTGATCTGCTCTTCAACGAAGCGGAGCTCGCTCAGCCCTCGGGTTGCTTGCTCTTGCAACTCCTTCATCGACTCGCCGGGCAAGCGAATCTGGCGCTCCAAATTGGACTGCTGCGCGTCACGCTCAAGTCTTTGTCGCTTGAGGGTGATGTCTGCCAAGCGATCTTGAAGCTTGAGTTTGTCCTGCGTGGTCTTGGCGACTGTCTCTAGGCCGCTTCGCAAGATCGCCTCTTCATCTGCAGACAGCGCGCGAAGCTTTTCGGTGAAATCCTCCTGAGCCGCCAGTCGAGCCAGGGTTACTTCTTTGAAACTCAGGTAGCCCTGACTTTCGTAGAGGTCGATGACCCGTTGCCTGTCCTTGAGGATGGCGCTTTCGACATCTACCTGGCCTTGCAGACGCTTAATCTCGCTGTCCATTCCGGCCATTGCATTGGCCGTGACAGCACCAGTCGCCGTGCTGTAGTTCAACCGCTTTCTTGGAGTGGCTGCCTGCGTGGCTGCTTGTGTCGCGGAATTTGAAGCCTCAGTGCCTTTGCGGATCTCTTCAAACCGCTTGGTGACGGCATCTGCCAAAAGCGGCATGTCCCACAGATCGACATAGTTCTGGTTGGACTGCGCCACGATGGCATTTCGCTTCTCCAGCGCTGCCTGCAAGCGTGAGCGGTTTTCATCCGAAAACGGATTGAGCCCTGCGCCCCCAGCCAAGAACGTTCCAGCCAGCTCAATATCTGCCCAAACGCCAGAGAAGCTTCCAATGACCGATTTGATCGTGTGGCCAACACCCCTAAGTGCATCAATCACAACAGCAACCGCATGAGCCGTTGTCTCTGCCCAGTTGGTCAGCGTACCTTCAGCGCGCATGCGCTGAATTCCCTCCACTGCGTTATCCGTCCCCAGCACAACACGCTTGAGCTCTTGTGCCAAAGCGGACATCGAGGGAATAGCCGATGTGACCAATGTCTGAGCAACGAAATTCGACTCTGCTCGCATGCGGCTCATGGCCTTAGAGGCGTTGTCTGCTTCCTTAATTTGCGTAGCAGTCAAGCGAATGTTCAGGTCTTGGTTTTCCGCCAAATCTTTAAGGAACGGGAGCATGGTGGCACCCGACTTCCCAAAGAGCTCCATTGCAATTGCGGTTTTGCCTGCGCCGTCTTCAAACGCTGCCAACTTGAGCGCGACATCGTTCATGACCTCTGCTGGATCACGAAGATTCCCAATGGCATCTTTGGCGCGAACACCTAAAAACTGAAGCGCCTTCGTTGCCCCAGCAGTCTCATCATCCACTGCGGCTAAACCTTTGGAGAGTTTGGCCAGGTTAGCGCCGATTGCCTCGATCGCTGTTCCTGATATGGTGGCCACGGGTGCAAAGCCTGAAAGGGCCACAGCACTTGCACCTGTCTGCTCCGAAAGTCCCTGAAGCGCAGCAGCGGCCTCAATGGACTGGCTGACAAAGGCTCTCAAGGCTGCAACCGAAGTCGCACCGATCGCTACCGCAAAGGTTGTCCTGGCAATGGATGAGACCTGCTGTAGCGAGGTCTTCATGTCATTGGCATGTCGATTTAAAAGTCGCGCCGTCCGGCCGAGATCGGCACGAAACTCAGAGGTTTCCGCCGAAAGCTTGACGACAAGTGAGCCTAAATCAGCCATGCTTTTTGACCCTGTGAGCAAACATTGACTTAAAACGGGCGACGTTTAAAAGGGCGGCATCCTTACGGGCCTCGACAACCGGCTCGGGTCGATCGACAAATGGCATGAAATCTTCAGGCGTAAAAGGACGTGCGTGCTTGGTACGGTTGGCGTTGGCAAAGGTAGACGCAATCACACCACTTCTCAGATCAGCACGCATGTCGCCAAAAGGCTCCAGTTTGTAGAAGGCCATCCACTCGGTTATCTCGTCTGATCCGATCCGCTGCAATAGCTCACGAACCGGCATGCCCAGCGCAAGCGCCAAGCGAAAAGCGAAGCGACGAGTGGGATTGGCCTTTAGTCCTTTTTTGCTGTTTCAGCCTGCTCGATGCCGATACCGTTGAGACGCTGGGCTACCGAAAACACCCGGTCCAGCGCGCGTGCACTTTTGCGGCCAAGAGCGGCGATGTCACCTTCCTCAAACAGCCGCGTTCCGCTTGTGTCGCACAGGGTCAACGCAACAAGCCTGGCTCGAACGTTTTCCATGCGACCTTCCTTTGCACCATCGCGCGCAATCAGGCTGCTCTCAAAGGCATCGCGGTCGGTGCCACTCATGGTGCGGACATAGACATCACCACCCCATTCAGGCACAAGGACGGTTTCGCGCGGCAGATCATCGGCCGCTAGGATGGCCTCTTTTGTAAGGATATTCATAGTCTTCATGCCTCTGTGATGTCGCCGTCGATTTCGATAGTGACGCTCGCCTCAACCACGGCATCCACACCACCTTGAACACTGAACTGTGTAACGTAGCCGTAGAAAGTCCATATAGCAGCAGGTGTGGTGTCGGTGAAGGTGATCTTGAACTGGCGGCGCACGCGGTTGGCTCGATCGGTACGAAGGCCCTGATGGACCGTGTCGTCAGGATTGAAGTGCAGGCTCAGCGAGAGTTGGCCTTCATCGCGAAGACCGACTCTCTTTTCTTTGGCCGTTGAGGCAAGGTTGGTGACGTCAATAACAGAAGCCTGTCCCCCAGGTCCCTGAAAGGAGACTACGTTGGGGATGGTCTCAAAGGTTGTGGCTCCAAACCGGGCAATGGCGATGCCCTGCGCGGTGATGGCAGTACTAGGCATAGAAGGCCTCCATGAAAAAAATTAAAAAATCTACCTACCGTGACCGGTAGTAGGTGAAGTCCACGGATACCCGGTAGGTACCGGCTTCATCATCGAAATCGGTAAGACCCATGCGTACATCGGCCACCGTTTTGATACTGTCCAGCAAGGCCGAGAGAACCTGGTCTTGTAATTGCTCGCAAGCGACCAGCGTTTGGGCGTAGGCATCAACTTGCACCCTCGAGCGCCGCAGCTGGTTGGGTCCGTCCAGGGATGCAACACTTGATTGATCTACAGGGGTGTAGACAAGCGTGGGGTACTGCGCATCCGCAGGTGCAACGATGGCGTACACCTGTCCAGCGGCCAGATGTTTGATCGCGTCATAGAAGTCCTGCATCAAAAATCCTGTATCACTATCGACCATTCAAGGCTCGCGCTTCTATCTCGATGCGCTGGGTCAATCGCTGCTTGATGGCATCAACGGCTTGGCGGCGACGAGACTCCAGTGCCGGACGCAGGAATGGCCTGGCAGCCATCTTGCGAGTACCGAACTCAACAAAGCGCCAGTACCAAGCATCCTGCGACAAGGTGCCGCGCTTGCCTTGATTGCGGTACTTCTTGCCGTAGCGCACCAGAACGTAAAACGTCTGGCGACCCCCGCCTGAAAGCTCGCGAACGTGCTTCATGATCACCGATCGCTTTAGCGTTCCAGGCGGTGGTTGCTTAGCGCCAAGCGACTGCGCAGCTTTTGGAGCTTGAGCACGCGCCTCATCCCGTATAACCTTTGCGCCCGCGTAAACCGATGCCCTGAGCCCTCGATTTGCAACACGCTCAGGAAGATCACGAAGTGCACGATCAAGTTGTGCCAGTCCTTCAATGCGAACTGTTTCAACCCTAGCCATTGCGTGCCCCCTCACTTGCCAAAAGCATGACCGAGACATTGGCCTCGTCAACATGTAGGGCTGCGTGGATAGAAAAAACGCGCTCTCGAAATAGAACTCGCATTTGTGCAACGCTCTTGGGGTCGTTGAATTCGGATCTGTGACGCACAGTAATCTGATGACTCACCACCGCAGCTATACGATCTGCAATACGCGCCTCACGCCCTGATATCGGTTGGATATCTGCCCAGACAGTCGCCATATCGCTCCAGGTGTGTGTCGGCGCACCCAATACATCCTTTGCAACGGTGGGCAACTGGATGCAAATACGATGGCTCAACTGGCCAGCACTGACTGAGCTCATACAACGCTCACGCGGTAGCCGTCTAAAAGACCATCTACAAAGGGCAACGAGTCGATGCGACCGCGCGTTAGCACTGCCATTTCCTCCCGATGTCCGTAGAGACTTCCCACACGCAACTTGATCCAACTCTTGATGCCCTCGGGCACTGAGGAGCCTGCGCCGTATCCTGCGTCAAAGGTGACGATCACAGAACCGATCTGTGGAAGAGTCGGGGGCCAAGTCTTTCCAAATACCGGAGTGAGTCGCGCAGGCTCGCAGGCCGCGTCCAACACGTAATCACCTGCTGGCATCAACTGCACACTGCCATTCATGTCTAGGTATTCGATGCTCACCAAAGACTGCACTGGGCATTTCGCAATAAGGATCGCGTGTCCGGGCAGGCTGAAGGACGCATCGCTAGGGACATGCATGGTTAACGCACCCGCAAAGGCATCGAGCACCAACCTCCAGCGGGCAGTCATCAACTGCCTGCCGGTGCGAGTCTCGGCTGCTTGGCGGGCTGCCGTAATCAGCGAGCCGATCAGCGCATCATCGTCATCGACATCCACCCGCAGGTGCTGCTTTGCCTCAAGAAGCGTGATCGGCTCCCCGGCTGGAGCTGAAACGAGTTGCAGCGGCATTTAGACGATCTGCACAACAGCCGCCTGATTCCCTGCATGGGCAGGGAGCTCTCGCGGATTGACGCCCAGGACTTGCGCAGCAGTCTGACTTGCTGCCACACCGACAGTGAGTGACAGGCGAACAAAGCCAAAGCCGTTGACCGTGTCGAGCTCCTCGGGCTTAACGTTGATCAGCGCCTGCTTGTTCTCGCCTGTGGCTTTGACGATCTGGGTGATCGCTTTGCCAGTGATGTCCTTGGCACTGGTGCCAGTGGCATCAACCGCTTGCTGAAACTTCGCATCCACTGTGGCACTGGTTCCGAGCACGCCAGTCTGAACCAAGGAGAGGAGCCCGTGGTGGTTGGCCACAGAAATCCAGCCCGTGGTGACAGTTCCTGCCGCTTGCGCGGCAGGGTCGATGGTGGCAAGGATTGAGAGCAGTTCGCTGCCTTTTGCGTTGGGAAACATATGTTTTCTCCTTTGAGGTCTGGGGTTTAGCGAGCGCCAAGTTGAACAAACGGCGACATCGTGGCGCTGCCTTTGGCTGGCGTGATGGGGCTACTCAGCTTGGACTGGCCGTCCATGCGGAAGGTCGTTCGAAACGCTGTCAGATCAGCATCGAAGTACAGGTGCATGCTTGTTGCCGTCTGCATGCCACCGGACTTGGTAATCGTCTGGTAGTACTTCAGGTCCACCAGCAAGATGTCACCTTGGCCCGAGAAGGTGTTGGCGTGCTGCGACACAAACACCGGGCGGCCCAGCAGCGTGCCGTAGGGTGATACCTGCATACCGCCAACGTTCAATCCGGTGGGCAAGTAGATCGGGTAGTTACCCAAGGTCAGGGTGAACAATGCTGGCAGCACATCGTTGTTCACGATCCATACCGCATTGGCCAGGCTGCCTGAGGGCAGTCGCGCAATCATCTTGGCCAAGTTTTGCGGCAGCAGCGTTTGTGTCGCCTGGCCGGTCTCTTTGGCCACGGTGACCGTGGCACCCGAACTCAGTGCACCCACCGGTACACCAGAGCCCGAGCCAAACAGGATGGATTCATTGGTTTTCCAGCGAATGGAGTGGGCTATTTTTTCCGGGAGATAGGTTGACAGGGCGTTGGCGTCTTCTAACAACTCGTCGGTTGTTGGTACCAAAGCCATCAACTTCTTAAGCCGCAAAGTAGACAGTCCCAACACGGGCTTGGTGGTGACCGAAGGAGCCGCTTCGCCTTGCCAGTAAGCACGGATGCCGTTGGTGCCCCAGGGCGTTGTCTCATCCTTGGGGAAAGCCATGGTGTTGCCGCTGATCTCCACGTTGTCGGTCAGGGGCAGCAACGAGTCTTCGCCCAATGACAACTGGAAGATCTCTTGGGAGAACTGGGGTGGTACAAAGAAGCCACCGTCCTGACCGGAGCCTTCACTGCCAAAGGTGGCTGGGGCGGCAGCACCACGACCGCTGCCAATCAGCAAGCGATCGTCAATCGGGTTGCCTGGCTTTTGCGCATGGCAGACGTTTTGCAAAAAGTCACCCAGGCTCTGAAAGCCATGTTTGGGGTCCGTCTCGCGGTTGTCGCTCACCATCACACTGGAAAAAGCGGAACCATGACCAGCGCCTACATGGATGCCCATATGCGTGCTCATTTGGGCCTCCTCTGAAATCAAAGCCGATTCGCGGTCAATCGCCGCCGAAGTGGCTTCGATTCGACTCTTAAGTCCATCGAATTTGATGACATCCTCATCCGTTAGATCGCGGTTTTCTTGGGCGGCGATGTCGGTTAAGGCACGCGCCTCTTTGACAAGGTCAGACTTGCGAGCTTGAAGCTCGCGCAATTGCTTACTCATTTGGGTTTCTCCAGACGTAAAAAAGCCACCTCTTGGGTGGCGGGATGAAAATGATTGAAAAATTGCGCAAGCTGGTCGCGCGTCAAGGTTGCGACCTACGGGCCGCCGCTCGGACTGAAGTCGCTCAACGGAGCCACTTCTAAGAAGTCCAAATTACAAAATTCCAAGTTCACTGCGGGCTTGGGCCAAGCGGGAGGTTTTGGGCTTGGCGGGCGGACTGGACTTGGCACTTGACGACGCGTCTTTTTGCATTCTGCGCACCACCTCATCAAAGCTGGCAATGCCGTCCACCATGTTGTGTGCCAAAGCCGCATCTGCACCCAACACCCGCCCCTGGCCCATGCCGTCTCGGACCTGGGCAATTGGCAAATTTCGGCCTTTGGCGATGGCCTTGGTGAAGCCCAGGAAATAGTCGTCCACACGGGATTGCATAAAGCCCTGCGCCTCTTCACTCAGCGGGGCGTAGGGGTTGCCTTCCACTTTGAACTTGCCCGCAGAAATCAACGTGGGCGTGACGCCCTCGGCAGCAAGCGCCTGAGAGTAGTCAAAGTGCGCTTGCCACACGCCAATGGAGCCCACTTCGCCGCCAGCGGTGACGTAGAACTCACTGGCCTGGGAGCCCACCCAGTAAGCCGCCGAAGCCGCCAGACTGTTGGCAATCGCCACCACGGGTTTTTGTGCGCGGGCACTCAAGATGGCATCGCCCAGCTCAGAGACGCCGTAGACACTGCCGCCAGGGCTGTCGATGTCCAGCAAGATCTGACTGACCGCATCATCGGCAACGGCTTGTCTGAGCATTTGGGTCACCAACTGCGTGCTGACCATGCCGGGGCCGGAGACGTCATCGACCATGTTGCCCCGTTGGGTGATGACACCGTAAACAGGGATGACGGCAATGCCACCGCCGGAGATGGCAGCCGAGGTCTGCCTGCGTGTGTCGCGCAGCACACGGTCGGTTTGGATTTGGAACATCGCGGCGTCACTGGCAGGCGAGCCTTGTGACCAGCGGGAGATGACAGCGGCCAGTGCGCTCAAGCGCTCGGGCATCAAGGCCCATGGCGTTGCCAAAAATTCGGCGACTAAAAGTTGGTTTTTCATAAGTTGATTTTTTATACATTCAGTCCGAGTGAGACAAGTGATTGGGTGAGCTGCTTTTGATCTGGCGGCTCGGTTGTTTGGTTTTTTGCCCATAACTGCACCCGATCTAGCGGTACGGCCAAGGCTTGTGAGATCAGCAAGAGGTCTTTGTCTGCGAGGTGTCCTGATCGTCCTATACGGCGCGCAAGTCGCTCGGAGGTCGTTTGAACAAGGGCGTTCAATCGACCGTTGAGCCGCGCTTTACTGGCGTCCATCGGGAGCTCGGTTTTTTCTTGCGCCGATGGCTCTGCCACTTTTTCTTGTGCTCCTGCTTGTGCGCTGTGTTCCAAATCCTCTGCAGCATCCTCTTCAACCATATTGAGCGGGCGCAGTGGCTGGTCCAGCCCATCGAGCGGGTTCAGGTTTTCTGCCATGCGCGCCTCATTTCGCGTGAGCCAGCCGTTTTGAATCCCGCTTTGGTAGTAGCTCGAGCGACTGGCCGCATCGCCGCGCATCAGGTTGGCGAAATCAAATTCAATCTCGATGTCATCACTCTCAAGCAGCAACTCGGACTCGATGCTGGCCTCCCAGCGCTCAGCCCAGGGTGTCATGGTGTGCATGACAAACTCCAGGCTCTGCTGCTCAATGTTTGAGAAGGTGGCGCGCTCCAGGTCGGCAATCATGTGTGGCGGCACACGAAACAATCTAGCAATGTCGGTGATCTGAAACTTGCGCAGCTCCAGAAACTGGGCGTCTTTGTTGGTGACCCCCACTTCATGAAACTTCATGCCGTTTTCCAGCACCAGGACCTTGCCCCGGTTGGCACCGGACTGCGCCAGCTGGTAGGACTCACGAAACACCTTCTTGGCCTCAGAGTCCTTGAACGAGCCGGGAAACTCAATCCAGCCGCCAGTCGGCTTGGCGTCGTTGGCAAAGAAGCGTGCGCCGTAGTCCTGGGCAGCGAGTGCCATGCCCAGGTTTTCTCTGGCAAGCTCAATCGGGCTCATGCCCATCAAACCGTCTGAGGACAGGCCGCGTAGGTGCCAGACCTCGCCTCTGGGCATGATGACCACCGTGCCCGAGCGGTCAGTGACGCGGTAGCGGTATTCACCGGAGGGCAGCAACTCGATCTTGACCCGGTCCGGGTGGATCGGCATCAACTCGATGATCTCGCCGCGCGGGTTGGTGATGATCTGGTTGTAAGCGTTGCCGCGCAAAGCCAGGTGGCCTTGCAGCATCTCGCGCCACTCGAAAGGGTTTTGAAACCGGTTTGGCCGCTTGGCCATCAAGCGGTAGAGCCAGTGGTCGGTGACTTTGTCCTTGCCACCATCGGGGCGGCGCTGGTAGATCACCAAGGGGAGTGAGGCCATGGTCTCGGCCAGGATGCGCACGCAGGCATAGACCGCAGCCAGGCGCAGCGCGCTGTCGGGTGAGACGCGCATGCCGCTGCTGGTGCGGGCAGAAGCCGACTCAAAAAAGAAGTCACCCCATGGCGAGCGATCTCCGCCGGAGGCGTTGGGTCCACCAGATCCACCAGATCCACCGGATCCACGCAAGCGATCAAAAAAGCTAAGCAGTCCCATAGGTTCAGAGCAACATCAGTTCGTAGTCGGATCCCAGCACCACCGAGTCTCCCGGTAGAAAAGCGCGCGACAGCGCCATGATCAGTGCGACGATGCCGTCGATCTTGTTTTCTGCTCGCTCCTTGCGTGGGTAAATGTTGTCTTTGGCGTCCAGGTGGGCCACCACGTTGCTGACCATCCAGCCCAGCACCGGGTCGCCGTCGTGAACCAATTTCTTTTGAAGCACCAAGGCTTCAAGCGTTTTCATCGGCTCGGAGAAATTCAGCACAGTGGGACGCACCTCAATCATGGGCAGACCCTCACTCATCATCCGGGTCGAGAGTTGCGTCGCTTGAAACGGATCAAAGGCGACGGCCTGCACCGCGAATCGCGAGGACAGGTCGTTCAGATCCGCTTCGATCCAACTGAAATCAATCACATTGCCCGGCGTCACGGTCAGGCGCCCGGTGTGCATCCAGCCCGGGTACTGGCTGTTGCCGTTGGCGTTGACCGTGTCCTCGGGCAGGTAGTACTT